TTATGATAAAAATGCTAGATCATAACTGATATTCAAATGATCTGACAAAGTAGTCTCTAGTTCACTTTCCAATGTAGTAGAAACAAGCCCCAGTACTGTTTTCGCGGTTATTCTAGCTTGTAATATTTCCGCTTTTTCTTCGATTGCTAATAACTCATTTTCAAGCCTTGCTTTTTTTTCTGCATCAGATTCTATATAAGGCTCAACCTCTTCAATTATTTCTTCTATTTTTTCTATTTCTCCGTCTACAACTTCAAAATCATAGTATTCAGAGTTAGCAAGATAAACTCCATGAATGTCTGAATCATAGTTTTTCATTAACTTTTCATATTCCTCGTTGTCATACCTAGTTTTTGAAACAGACGAATAAGGTATTATTTTTTCTGTTCTTTTTTCTGTTTTATTTACAATGAATATCTTCATTTTTACCTCCTTTTAAAAATTTAACTTCGTATAAATTTTAGAATTTATTTTATATGGATTACAACGTACCTAGTGCCTGATAATAAATTTGTTATTTGCAATTTTTCATTATCGGAATCATACGAAACAGTTATATACCCAGATAACGGGTCACCCTCTTGAATAACAACTAGATTAGTACGGCGCCTATAATACGAACCATAACCACCAGTACCATCAAATAGAATATCTATCCATAAATAATCTCTAAAAGAAGACAAGTCTATTTCTATTGTACCGCTTTCTGGTATAGCTAAAATTTCGTTGTAAAGTACAATGTTTTTTTCTTGTAAATTCTCTACTTTATTTGAAATTGACTTAGCTGTAAATTCTTCAAAATCAGAATCAGGGTTATCGTCTCCAAGGGTCCATGTCTTGTCAGAATTGCACAAATAGTAAGTATGATTTGAAGAATCTTCTTCAAGATTATAACCATTGTATACAGTATTAGTGGATACACTTTCTTGTTCAGATAAATTTCCTCCAAAGCTGTAACCTAATCTCAACAAATTCTGTATTTGGTCTGAAAGCTCTCCACTACTCGAAGAAAAACCCGGAGTCGCCAGTTTGGCTTCCCCCCTTACGGTTTTTCCGTAGATTTTCCCTGAAGAGGCTTTCAAGTATCGTTTCTCTCCAGGATATAATATAATCGCATCATCTGAACTAGTAGGCTCAGTAGTCGAATCAGCAAGAAGAATACCATTACTTGTATCTTTGTTAAGAAATGTTCCTTTCGTCTCAGATAATTCTGTCCATGTTTCATTATTTAATTTATACATTTTTACCTCCTTATAAAATTAATTTTTTCATAAAGTTTAAAGTTTATCCTATATATCCTATCCCGATTACTTTTGAAATTACAGCGGTGACTCTTTCAGTTATATATATTTCATCTCTATTAGTATCTCTAAAGCACCCACTTATATATCTGTCGCCAGTAGCTTCATATAATCTATACTCATAGTCATTATTTCCAGATGTTAAGTCTGAAGCTACTATATAACTTGTATAAAATTTAAAATGTCTTATATTTGCTCCAGCAGTTTCATAACCTATAATCAATATTTCTTTGTAGTTATCCCAATTATCTGAAAGCGTTAAGACACCAGTTGAGGATTGAGAACCACTAAAAAGCTCTACTTCCTCAAGGTTTTCAGTAAATAAAGTTTCTACTTTATTCGAAATTGACTTAGCTGTAAATTCTTCAAAATCAGAATCAGGGTTATCGTCTCCAAGGGTCCACGACTTACCTGTATTGCACAAATAATAAACATGATCTGCAGAATCTTCTTCAAGATCATAAGCGTTATAAATATAATTAGAAACTACAGTCTCTTGTTCAGAAAGATTGCCTCCAAATGTATACCCAAGCCGTAACAAATTTTCTATGTCACTTGTTTCTAATTTGTTTTCATCTAAACTTTTAATTTCTTCAGAAAGTTTGAAGTTAGTAATACATTTAAAGTCAGTTTCATCAGCTCCGGACCATGATCCACTTGCAGTGTTCAAAGCTCTGTAATATTGAGAAGAATTTGTCGAGAGATATATTTTATCTTCTTCGATATCGGTTACTTCCTCAATGATACCTCCGTAGTTATCACCAAAAATATAGTTATGATTAGCCGATATTCCATCATCGCTGACAGTTATACTTTGATCAGATGATTTTACAGCATCCTCTATATCGAAAATAGTTGCATACACTGTGCTTGAATCTAATATAGTCTCAGCAGTCGCCCCTGAAATTGTAGTTAATACATCTCTCACCCTTTCCACGATGCTCCCACTATCACCACTTGGAAGTTCTTCCCCGTCTCCATCATTTATATAGCAGAAGAGACATTCTTCTATTTCGTCTGTTTTAGCAAATACTCCGACTTCTCTTACCCACTGAGAAGCTTCAAGTCCGTCATTGGAATATACTCCTCTTATTCTTAAAACATCATCTGTTTTACTTACAGATGTTACCTCTATATCTTTCCAGTAACTTATTAATCCTGTAAATTCAGCTGGAATATCTGTTTCTGTCAGTTCTCCGTCCCCTAGTTTTATCGTTGTAAACTGTAAAGGTACCTCCCTGCTCAGTGCATCTGCAAGTAAAATAGCTCCCGCATCTGTTAGTACGCTTCCTCCTGTGTCTAACATTATTTCCTCCTTATTATGCTTGTGACGTTATTGTTCTGCCAGATGAATGAGACCCGCTTGAATATTGTTGTGTCATACTATCACTAGTAGAAACAGTAAACCCATCCATATAAGATCTTTTGCTTTTATAACAATCCACCATTGCATATATTCTTTCTATTTCATCTGCACTGGGAACAGCATCTTCGACTACCAGCTTAAAATAAAATGCATTTCCTCCATATTCAAACCATTCTAGAATTTGGATATCATCAAAAACGCTGTCTAAGGCATCTTGTAGGGCCCCTCTTGTGCCTTTCTGACTATGTGCTTTATAAGCATTTTCTACCATTGCTGCTTTTTCAGTTGTTGTCATATCCTCATCATAAAAATCAACATGCCATGCTGTTGCCAGTTCATCGAGCAGTTCATCTTCCATATCTTCAAAATCACTGTATAAAAATACATTTTGAACTTTAGGAAGTATTTTTTCTTTTATTTCATCTCCAAATATAGTTACCATCGATACTATATTGTCATACTTTTTAAGATGATCAGGGAGAAGTTCGGTAAAATCCAATTCTGAAAGTTTAGTCATCTTCAATACCTCCATAAGTGAGGTTGAAACTTGTATTAGAAGCTACTTGATAACCTAAAACCTCTGTAAAAACAGGGCTTGTTATTACAAGTCTTTTGGCTCCAGCGGTTCTGCACAGACTTATAAGTTCCTGAGGTTCTATGTCTCTTCCTAGAGTTGCCTTTTGCCATGTAAGGTAAGATTCTCCTGCTGCTTCTACAGCAGTTTTTATACTGCTTAGCAGAGTTTCATTCGAAGAACCGACGTAATAGGTCGCTTCTACTGTATATTCAACCTGTTCTGGAGCAACTACGCTCACAGAATCAGTAAGAGGCCTCATATAGTCGCCAGAAAGATATTCCTCTATAGTAGATAACATCTCTTCACCTGGAATCTCCCCGTCACTCAATAAAGGCCTTACCTCTATTTCTCCGGCCGATGGGGAACTTACATACACATCCTCTACACTGGAATGAGCGGCTTTGGCATGATACTCATACGCCCCTTTAGGTCCGGCAACAGAAAATCCTTCTGGAGCCTCTTCTATCCTTTCTGCAAAGTCTTCTTCACTTTCCTCTTCAGCTCCTCCCTCACTCTCTGTAAGGTTCGTAACACTCTCAACAAAAGCGATGGGCTCTACCATTGTATTTATTTGCCCTGCTAAAAATCCGTTTCCTACAGTACCGGTTTCTGTACAGGTTACAGCTACGTCTACATATGATTCCCCTATAGCCAGTTCTGCATCCTCATAACTAGAAAAGAATACTTCCCCTCCTGCAGTTACCTGACTCCCTGCTGGTATTGTCTGAATCGACCCGAAAGTTTTTGAGAAAGTATATCTCATAGTAGTAACAGCAGCTACTGCCGTATCCTTTTCTATTCCTTTAAAAGCCCCTAAATGGGTTAGGTAATCCCCGGTAGAATATCTTGGGAGGTTCATTTTACCCGTTGTATTTATGTGGTTTGCGAGCATCAAAACCACTGCCGCTGTAAATTCAACGAAATCCCTTTCACCGTCTCCTTCTGCCAAGGTCTTGCCTGTCATTTCCTCATATAAATTTATAAGGGTTGTTTTCGTGTCATCTGCGTCCATACTTATAAAATCAATATCAGGAAGATCACTAAGACTCATCATCAATCACCCCGTTTAGAGTAGGAGTTATTTTCCCGTTGTCGTCATATTCAAAATCAACACTTTCCACTGTATATCTCGACTCCTCTCTCTCTATTTCTTCCACAACCTCTACAGCCATTTTAGCCTCTATAGTATTTTGCGGAGCATCTATATAGCTGTTTGAGATTCCCTTCCCGCGATTAAAGGGAAGAGTCCCTCTCGTCCTTGCCAATGCATTGTTTACGTTCTGCATTATCTTTAAATCCCCGGTCAAATTAAAATCAAAGTCCATTATACATACTCCTTTAAATTTAAAGTCACGTTGGCTTTTATCAGCTTCCCTGCTTTGGTATAAGCTTTATGACTTTCAGATATACTCTGAATTACAAACTTACCTGACCCGACCACAGTGTTGCCCAATATAAAAGTCAATATTTCTCCTGTATCTCTGTAATTTCTTAAAGTTTCAAGTTCTGTAGCTGGAGTCACATTAAAAATAGTATTCAGGTGTATATCCATACTAATCTCTTCCAGGGATGGCCCCAAAAATTCAAGTTTGGGTTTATCCCCGATTATATTATGCTCAGCCCATCTGCTCGAACCATTTCTTTTCAGATTATCAAATGTAAGTATTTTAAATACATTTGCTTCAAATGCTACATCTCCCAAAGCCCCTATAGCCATGTATTAACCTCCTACGATGCCGACGGTGGTCCACTTTTACTAAGACCTGCTGTAACTTTAGTAGTTACGTGTGTACTCAGAGGAATTCCACTTGCAGTTACCTCTCCATCTGAATTTTCATAATCACCATTTTCCTGCGACACATCTCCATCAAGAGTTATTCCGTTGCTTGCACTTATTTTTATAGTTTCAGCAGAAAAATCCATGTTACTGCTACTTGTAACAGACACATCCCCCACACATTCCACTGTTAGTTTGCTTTCTGTTTTGTCATACTCTACCTTTGTTCCATCATCAAAGACCACCATTCTTTTACCTTTTCCTGCTCCCTCTGGGATGGTGTCCGCACTAGAATAGCCTGACCCTAAATAAAATCCCTGAGAACTTCCTGGCAAAAATAGAGCTAATCCAAGCTCGTCAATATCAGGCATATCATAATCTTTAGAAGATTTTGATCTCCCCTGGAGAACTATCAGATCACCGCTTATCAGATCATCTCTGTCAGGCATCTTTACCTTTACTGTTCCTGCTGCGTAATTTACTGTAGATACAATTCCCATGCTTAACATTAATATCCCTCCAGACATTCACGGGCTTGAAGGCTTACCTGATACCCGTTCCCAAGTTTATGTGAAGCTTTTGTGATTATATATTTTCCCTCGTACATTCCAAAGCCGCTTACATCGCAAGTCAGACCTGCAGAAATAAAGCTACTTGGATAAAAAATTTCAAAATCTCCTGTAAGGGTATTTTTATTTTTATTTCTGAGTATTTTCTTTGCTTTTCTTTCTGTATTAAGTTCCTTTTCTGTAACGCTTTCCCCTGGGACACTTGCCCTTTCTTTTAGAACTAGTTCCCTACCGGTTTCTTCCCTGTATCGGGATCTGTCACTTGCAGTAAAAGTTTTTTCTATTTTCTCACCCAAAACAGGGTCTGTATAAGTTACTCTCGACTTTAAATAAGTGTCAGTATCGTCATCTGAGAAAGAATAACTTTTACAAATATCTTTTGTTATTGTGAAGGTGCCGTCTGAGCTTTCGTATTCAGCTTCATCAAATACGACTATAGTGCTGTTGAAAACTTTGACTGATATTCCATTTTCAGAGCATATTTTTTTTAAAAAATTCCAGTAACTTTCATCTTTCATCTCAAGCCTGTCAAAATAACCATTCCATGAAGTCTCTAACATGGTTTCAAGGTCTAAATTTTCACCAAGTTCAGATATTATTTTTGAAAAAGTTATGTTTTCCCAGGCTTTGTTCTTCTTTTCATCTGCCATATTCAAGCTTAAAGGGACAGATATTCCCCTCAGTGTTAATACGTCAGGAGGGCCGGAAAACGTCGGGTTATCTATTTCAAAAGTTCCACATGGAAGTGATATTTCGCCCTCTTCACCGTCCCAGTTTTCAAGGACTATAGTTGCAGTTATTCTGTCACCCTTTTGAGGTTGCCAGTCCTGCAGCCAGTTTCCGTCCCTGTCATCCAGGGTTATTTCTATATCATCAAATTCATCTAAATTATCGTTATAGGTGAATCCAAGAAGAAAAGGGGCAACATCAGTTGTAATGTCCACCCCTTCATATTCTATCTCCACCCTTGAGTTTCTAGCTTTCAACTTATCACTCCTTCCAAGGTGGCAGATTAGTAGCCGAGGTGTCTATTGTGATATCCGGTACACTCAGGACCACTCCAGCACTGAATATGGCGACATCGCTATAGCCAAGATTTGCACTCATCAGATCTCCTGTATAACTTGAGTTCCCCCAAAGATTGTATGCGATTAAATCCCAGGTATCTCCCTGGATAGTAGTATAACTATCTGCCATGTCCTCTTCTCCTTTTATCTCTTTCTATATCTCTCAATACTTTTTCAAAGTCGGTTTTATCTCTCTGGAGAACCCTTTCAACTCCTGACGAGTCATTTGCATGTATCACAGGAGCATAAGTCACATGAAACGTTCCTCCTGAAGAGATTCCACCTGATCCTGCCCCGGAATTCATCCCAAGAGCATCTCCTGCTTTTTGCCACAGAGATATAGACCTCTGAGATCCTCCGTCATGGGGAATAATGCTTTCAGAATATCTTCCTTCTCCAACCATAGCAAGAGTAGGACTGCTAACTATTCCACCTTCTGCGAATTCAGGGATAATTCCTTTGAAAAATCCTACAACATTATTTTTTACATTTCCCGCCTTGTCTTTAATAGCTCCGGCTATTTCAAAAGCCTTTTTACCTAATTCTGCTGCTTTCTCCCATTTTCCTATGAGCCAGTCAAGTACAGGTTGCATGAATTCTTTAATTTTAAGTCCTAACTCCTTGGACTTTTCAGAAATAGTATCCCAGTTTTTATATAATAATATCCCTGCTGCCACTACTCCGCCTATTGCGACTGCATACCATGTGATAGGATTAGCAAGTAAAGCTACTCCCATTTTTCCTACACTTCCCGTTACTGTGCTCAAGATTCCTGGTACTTTACCTGCAACTTCAGCAATAGACCCCCAGTTTTTATAAACTCCGGAACCTAAAGAGATAAGCTTTCCGAACCCCATTTGTCCTATTCCCACAGCTGCATTAGCCGCTACCAAACCTCCGACAACTTTAAATATTGTTGAAGCTAGTTTTGGGTTTTCATTTTTCCATTCTACAAATTTACTTGATAATTCTGCGACCTTTTCAGCACCTTTAACCACATAAGGTAAAAAATCTTTTCCTATACTGTCGGCAGCTATAGCAAGGGATGCTGTTGCTATTTTCACAGAATTGTTACTCGTGCTATTTCTGTTTTCAAATTCTTTTAAAGCTGACCCGGCATAATTTGATTTTTCTCTTACTTTGTCAAAACTGGAACCTAAGAAATCCAGGTTTTGCAGAAGTGAAGACGCTGCTTTTTGAGTTCCTGCTTCACTTCCGAACAATCCTTTGATTACACTTACCTGTTGCGTTTTATCCAAAGATTGTATTTTTTCAAACACAGCATTTAGAGTTCCTTCAGCATCTTTTTGCATGTCAGAAGCTATTGTTTTAGGATCAAAACCTAACATGGCATATGCTGATTCCTGATTTTTAGTAACCATATCCCCAGCTGTAAGGCCTTTTAGAATGTTCTTTAATCCTGTAGAAGCATCCTCAGAACCCATTCCGAAAGATAGTAGCGAAGCCCCAAGAGCTGCGGTTTTAGAAACTGCAAGACCTGAGTTTCTACCTACAGCTCCTATCCTTGTCACAAAATCTGCCAATTCAGGAGCTTTTGCACTTGTGGTATCAGAAAGGAAGTTGATTTGATCTGTAAGGTCCCCTAGCTCTTCTCTACCCATTCCAAAAGCATTTTTCCATGTGAACATCATATCAGCAGATTGTTCTCTTGACATGTCAAAAGCTATTGCCATTCTTGCAGCATCTGCCACAAATTCAGAAACATCCCCTTTAGCTATTCCGGCTTGTCCTGCACTGGCTCCCATTGCATATAGCTCGTTCAAAGATAAGGCTATATTCTGCTTAGTTATAAGGTTTTGTAACTCCTTCTTATAAGCATCTTCTTCAGCTTTATCTTTGAAATCCATTACCTTTTTTACATCTGCAAAGGCATCTTCAGCATCCATTGCCATCTTCACAGGAACCAGGAGAGCAGCCCCTGCCACAGCGGATTTTGCAACCCTGCCCTGTCCGGCAGAGGCCATATTTTGTCCGACCTCTTTTATAGCCGCAGCCTTTGCGAATCTCTCTCTCTTTTTTGTCGCCTGTTCGATTTCATTTCCTAGTTTCTTGTAGCTTTTACCCAAGTTAGCCAGGGGAACACCCTGTTTTCCAAGCTCCTTTCTGGAAGCCTGGAGTTTTTCTCTTTGGGTATTCAGTTTTTTACTTAGCGATTCCACTTCTTTTTTAGCTTTATTTTGTTCAGTAATCATTTTCTTTGTAGGGCTGTCTGTAGACTTTATTTCTCTTGTCAGATTTTTAAGTTTTGTCTTGGCGTCTATAAGCTTTTTCTCTGTCTCTCCAAGCCCGCCCCGTAGTTTTTCAAAATTCTTCAGATCACTTTGGGCTTTATTTAGGTCTCTTATCTCTTTATTTACAGTTGCTACTGCTTTATTCGCCTTTCCAAAGGAGGAAGCGAAGCCCGAGCCTATCTTTCCTCCTATAGCAAAAGCTACCTGGTAGGTTTTCCTAGCCATCCTTACCTCCTTCAGAAATTATATCTAGCCAGTCATCTATCTCAAAGAGTGTCATCTTAAGCCAGAACTCTATAGATGAATTTGTTTTTTCTGCTAGATTTAAACAGATTTTTTTGAGTTCTCTGCTAAGCTTTCCAGGAGTTCCGCTAATTCCGTTCCTTCTAAAAAACCCTTTGTTGCAGAACTCACCTTTACCCAGTCCTTGGCTTTTAAATTGCCTATAGTCTCTGCTCTTACTCCAGCTGCCTTTGCAGCCATGTGTTTCCTGAATGACAGAGAAGACTCTATTCCAAGAGAGGAAAAAGTTTCTCCTGAAAGGAGAAGCTCTTTCTCAGCATTTATAAAATCCTGTGTTGTAAGAGAGTCAAAATCAAGATTCAGCTCTTTTATTTCATCGTCTCCGTTTTTTATAGGTGTATTAAGTGTTATTTTTTCCATTGTTCCTCCTACATTCCAAGTGCTGTTTTGATGTCATCCAGCATATCTTCACCATCTATAGAATCGATGAAGTTAAGCTGGTCTATTTCTCTTACTACTTCATCATCAAGTTCTATTTTGATATAAGTTGTCGTGTATTCTACACTGGACCCGGTTCCTTTACCTACTTCCAGTTTGCCAAGCCCTACTTTTTTTGCCTGGGTTCTTACAGCTACTCTCAATTTTTGTATAGATACGTCCCCTGTGGATTGATCTGTCTTTTTTATGGCCCCGTAAAATTCAAGCTCCTGTTTCTCATAAGGGGATATATTCAAAGCCTCGTCAATCATCACTCTATAGTTTACTGTAAGTGCCATTGCCCCATAATGCCCAGGGGTGATACTTTCTATTTCACCGGCTATTCCTGCACCGCTTATAGTTTCTGACATGGCTTCCAGATCAGGGAGTGTTACGTCTACTAAAGCTGCGGGAGTTGCACTCCCGCTTTTATACATCTTAAAGTTTATTAACTGCTCAGGTATAGTCATTGTTACCTCCTATCTTTTTTATGCTGCTATCGAATCAAAATAATCTGTATCCAGTTCCAATAAGAACTCTATCTCTTTTGCAGGGTTTGGAGTTGCGAAATACAAGTGGAAAGTCAGTTTCCCGTCAAGCAGATCCGCAGTTGTATTTTCAGAATCCAGGAATTCAACTCTTCCGCCCAGTAGGTATTCTTTGTTAGTCAACCCTTTCAGCCATATATTTACCGAATCCGTAATAGTTTTTATAAGCCTTCTGTTGGTAGGGGCATCCACCTTAGTTGCATAAGTTAAAATCAGAGAGTTTGATACCCAGTTAAACATCATTCTTTGAACCATCCATGAGTTTTTAGGGTCACTGTCCGATGGATAAGCTCCAGTTCTGTTTCCCCACATGGTCCACCCATTGGAAAAATTAAGAGCAGTAATTATTCCTTGAGAGTTTAGATAATTAGCCTCGTCTACCCCTAGCTTGACCTCTGTCCCATTACTAAGTACAGACGAATCAGCCTGTAAACTTTTGTTAGATATAGATTTGCATGGTACATCATCAGTATCAGAAAAAGTTCTCATCATTATTGCAGCTGCCTGGGTAGATAGATGGTACTGATAATCCCCCAAAGCTACCTTTGGCCAGAAAACAGCTTCATAGGTATTTACAAAATTATTTGTGCTCTTCCATGCAGATGCATCACTGTATTTCACGACCTCATCCGTAGGAAGATCTACCAAAGCAATAGCTTTAAACATTCCGTTTATGCTTGCGGCCTTTGCTTTCATGACAGCTTCAACAGATGTTTTATGGCTCCATCCTGGACATGAAATTGTAGTTGGCACCAGTTTGTGAGTCGGGTATACCTCGTGAACCAGTTCAAGACCTTCTCTTGCACCACTTGTAGCATCTACTCCGCCTATTATGTCGTCTTCATCCACTAAAGACGGATCTAAGTTTGAATAATATGCCAGACATGTTTCTGCAGAATCCATTGCACCACCATCGACTATTGTTACAACAGTATATCCGTCATCGTCAAAAGATAATACATAGTCAGTATCTTCTTCGTATGTGATTGCTCCTTCAGAATTTTTTATCACAACAGTATCCTGCAGTATACCGAAAGTTTCAATCGTAGCTGCACCCGATGTAAAAGTTATTGTTTCGTCTGAAACATCTTCCTTATGAACTTCAGGATCGAGAACATTTACTATTGCAAGAGGCCCATACCCAAATAAACTGAAATGTGCATATATTTTTTCATTAATATTATAATTATCAAAGTCTTTAGTGCTTCCAAACAGTTCTACTGCATCAGTATAGCTATATACCAGCTCTACTTCGTTTACAGAATATTCTCTGTCCGGGTTCATATTCACAGCCCCTGTCCCAACTACAAAATCAAGTGTCCCTGATTCTATAGCCGTTAGTATGCCTGTATCTACTTCACTTGTTGTTACTCCGTGCTCATAGCTCATTTAGTTTCCCCCTTCTTTATATTTTGCACCTTTTTATTAGCTCCACCTTTCATCAGTCTTTGAACTTTTTTGTATGTCACATATTCAAAACTTGATTTTACGTCGAGTTTTCTCTTTGCTTCATGCAGCTTGTCCAGATCTATTACCAATTTTTTAGCAAGGGGGTATTTTTCAAAGAAAACCTCGGCAGTTTTAGGGATACCTCCTTTGAATATGGCATCTTTCACAACTCCGAATTTAGACGATCCTGGACCTATGTAGACTTTTCTTTCGATTTTTTCTTTCGTATTTTTCTTTATGGTTTTTTTTACATCTTTTTTAGCTGCAGTTGCTGTGGTTTTTTTATTTTCTTCTTTTTTTTCCAATTATAGTTCCTCCTCCAATAATGATAGAGCACTTCTGTTTACAGTAGGGGCATTGAAGTTCATAGTGACTTCTCCCATCCACACTGGGTAAAACTGCTCTTCGTAGGGTGTTAATTCGCAAGGATAATCTACCGTGAAAGCCCCAAAGGCATATTTTCCAAAGATCTTATTTTTAATATCTGAAAGATAATTCATAAGAGTGGAATATCCCTCAACGGTATCTGTGTCGTAGATTGCAACATAAAATCTTATTTTTATATTTCCGTCATCATGAGATTTTTCACTCTGTTCCAAAGTTCGTAAGACTATGCATGGCACTTGAGAGCTCGCCTTTTCAGGTGGAAGATATCCTGTTGATACTTTTATGGCCCTTTCTTCTTCAGAGTCTTCGGTGGTTTTTTTAGGTACTGTCAGCATTGTCCCACTGAATTCTTCTTCCAGAAACTCCTTTAGGGCAGTCTCTAATAATAAAGCTAACATTATTTAATACCTCCTAAAATTCTGCCTATCTCATGATCCAGCCTTTCAGATATCTTTTCCATAGCCATCCCCTCTACATACCCTGTGACAGTTCTGCTCCCTAGCATGGTAGGTATAGAAGGCCCGTATTTACCTTCAATGGGTGTTCTTGATTTGCCAATTCTTTTAAATATCCCCACATGCCCGCTTTGCATCTTTGCCCGAAAAGCTCCAGGAAGAGGCTTGAGACCTCCCCCTTTTTTTACAGAAACTTTAAGTACCGGTTTCCCGGAGTTTACTTTGAATTTTGTAAGTTGCATTGCGTGACCTGTCGCCTTTATTGTGGCTTCCAGTTTTGAGAATGTGGCTTTTTTTATTTGGATCGTATTCCTTACATCTGTGGTTTTTACGTTGTATTCAGAGGCTACCTTTCTAGATGCCATTGTTCTGGCAAAAGTAGCGGATCTGTTCACCGTAGAGCTGACAGCTCTTTCCACTCCGTTTTCTATTCCTGAGAGTATTTTTTCAACTCTTTTGAGGTCATCTGATGATATTTCTACCATACCGAATTCTCCTCCAGTTCTATAGTGGTGATCCCGGATATTTCAGTCGAAGATGATACCAGGTAAGGGAAATCGTCTAAAATTACTGCCTTCCCCTGTTCGAAACTACCTGAAATATCAGAAGTTTTAATATGAAGGGTCTTGGTTCTTTTCAAAATTCCCTCTTTTACCTCTTCGCCGTATGCACCAGATATGTCCTTGGTCCCAGATATTACCACAGCCGTATAAGTGACATCATCCAGGGTGATCTCTTCTCCGAATTCATCTGGGTTTATAAATATATCCAGGTCGTCTTCAATCATTTCCTGAAAATTCATTTATCTCACCTACTCTCCAGTCTTCTTAGCCACACCTTTTTTTATCAGAAACTGCACTGTCTCATCAGGAAGTACAGGAGAATCTCCTTTTTTATATTTTTCCCCGTTATGTCTTATGTTTCCCAGCAGCACAATTTCAATATGTCCGCTTTCTTCTTTGGAATTTTCAGCTGCTTCATTTGAAACAGCTTCCTCACCTATATCTTTAATTTCAATATTTTTTTCTTGTGATAACTCAAGTTTTTCTTCTTCTTTTACTGCTTTAGCTCTTGCCATTATTCAGATTCCCTCCTTACACTACTGTCGAATAGAACCATCCGTCAGAATCTTCAGGTACTATCGCAGGTGCCGATGCGAGTCTGATACAGTCGTGGTCATCCCCGGGATTTCCCCATACTTTAGGGATTCTGTCACCGATAAAGACACTTTGAACTTTGTCTACTTTTTGAGCTATAGCCCCATAATGTGCCTCAAAACTTTTAGATTTCACACCGATGATTCCTCCGTCTGTGATCAAACTTGTTGATTCTTCTGTATCAGGGTCTTCAGCCCAGTCTACAAATGAATATATATCCATCTGTAGTTCAGGGATTGTTCCGATATATTTTGCTCCGTCTCCAAGACTTCTAGGTTCTATTCTCAGCACGTCTGCAGTTGTATATTTAAGCACCTCTTTTACAGAGTCGTGATCCTGAAAAGCCGCACTTGCAGAAGGAGTAAGAATAACGCTGTCTATGAGCATCCCTGTTTTTTCCAGGATAGAATTTTGTTTTGTTCTTAGATATCCTACAGGATCAGATGCAGAATCTGACCACAGATCAGTTCCGCTTAAAGTTTCAAAATTGTCCTCGTCTGAACTGTAGCTTATAGCCCTGTCTACTCCCTCACCCACAATAGGCATTACCCCAGTAGTTAGAAGCTTAGAAAGTAACCAAAGTTCTCTTCTTGCAATTGTATCTGTTAGGTCTGCAAGCTCTTTAGCGACTTGTCTTTCTGCAGCAGCTTCAGGAGTTACATAATCTCCGTATTCGGTTTGACCAAATTGTTGCTGTAGTAATTCTTCAGCTCTGGCTATTCTATATGGTTTCATTACACCTGGTTCTATTTCTTGTGTTGAGAAACTGTCTTTTTCTATATAACTACCTGCAATATAAGGTCCTACAAATGGAGCCATTCTTCTTTTTGCTTTTTTAGTGTGAACCTCAAATTTTCCCTTTGTTTCGTTGACTGTTTTTCCGATCAGAAGATTCCAAAGAAACCTGTTTGGCTTTTTAGTCTGTTTTGTAGCTGCAATCAATACCTTTAAATCGTACATATACCCTCCTTATTTTCTAAAAAAATTATTTTATGAATATGTTAAGTTTTCTCCCGTAGTCCACGATAGTATCTACATCAAAATCTGTGTCTACAATAAGTTCGTCTTTATTAAATTCCCCTGTAAAATAAGCCGGTACTGCTCCCTCTTCTTCCAATGTAGCATCTTCAGCCAAAATACAGTCAAAAGTATCAGCTGTATAAGTTGTGTCGCTTATCATCCCGTATACTCCTGATACCTTCCCCAGGGCGGTTCCTCTTTCCCATGTCCCTGCAGGTAATGTGATCCCTTTTGCCAATGGTGTTATTATTACTCCGTTTATTAGGTTGTCTGCTTTAATTTCACTCATTTATTACATCCCCCTCTCTTGATTTGCCAGTCCTGCTATTCTTTCCGCTTTCATTTTTGCTTCTTTCTCTTTTTTTTCTTCATCTGTCATAACTGCCCCCACAGAGCCAGGAACATTGTTGGCGTTACCTTGCATTGCATCTTTCATTTTCTGTGCCAAAAGAGCTTCACCGGTAGTTTGTGCTACTGTAAGCCCTGCTGCAACTGTTGCTGGTTTGATCTCTTGTGATGCCTCCAAAGGTTTAATGTCCCCGTTTTTAATGGCTTTAAGCATTAGTATTGATACTTCCCCGGCATTTTTCGGTTCTTCAAATTTGTACTTTGATAAAAAATCTTCAGTCCCAGGTATTGAAAGTTCTTCAATTCCATGCATTCTTGCCCTTTCTTCCGAAACCCCTTCTTGGTAGATCTCATTATAAAGATCCGGGTGTTTCTCTTTCATTTCAGCTTTTGTCATCTTTACCTCCTCGTTTTTTATTGAAATTTGTTGTAAACCTAAGTTTTCAAACTTATTCATCAATATTGCTTGACCAGGAAACTTTGAATAATCTATCTTTTTCCCATCCATCATGACCATTTTATTAACAGGATCTATCTGTGGTTTCTCGTTGTACTTGATAATTTCATCTATAAACCCGTATTCCAGGGCTTCTTCTGCAGTAAGATATGTTTCTTCATTCATCAGTTCTTTTATCTTTTCAATATCTGTTCCGGTTCTGTCCGAATATATCTTTGCAGCTGTATCTTTCATTTTGTCCAGAGTGTCAGCATATCTTCTAAGTTCTTCGGAACCTCCCATGCATCCACCAAGAGGATTGTGTATCATTATCATTCCGGCATCGGACATCTTTATGATATCCCCTGTCATGGCTAATATTGACCCCATGCTGGCTGCAATCCCGTCCACATATACAGTTTTTTTAGCTTTATGGCTTTTCAGAAGATTAAACATGGCATATCCTGCTGTTATCTCCCCTCCAGGAGAATTGATTCTTATATCAAGTTCGTCTATTTCTCCGATATTTTCCAGATCAGTTTTAAATTGTTTCGGGGTAACTTCTGCCCAATACTCCCCAATATCACCGTATATGGCTATTTCTCCCTTGCTTTTGCCTAACATTTTCATACTGTAGGCATTGTTTTTAATCCTCACTTTCGATCAGCTCCTTTCTGTTTTTTTCCTCGATGATTCTCTGCTTGATATTGTCATTCCATGAGCTTCCGTTCATCTCTCTAGCTTCTCTGCTTCGTGTTGAAAAATCATTTTCCACTCTTTTTATTGCGGCAGATACTTCTTGGAGCGGATTCAGCTGACCTTGTGTAGGACCATACCATTCACACTTCAGATAAGCCTTTCTCATTAATGGATTGTCAAAATATCCTGGAGCATTTATATATCCCTTTGCCACAGCCTCGTCCATGAATTCATGAAATACAGGGTTACAGAAATCATCCACAAACCAGGATCTCCTCATCTTATACATTTTCCATGCCTCCAATAATGCAGCCCTGGAAGCTGAATATGAAGAATTAAAAGCGTTCAAAAGAACTTCATGAGGCAGTTCCAGAGCTGACCCGATTTGCATACACATTGCTTTCATGAATCCTTCAAAAGCTGTATTAGGTCTGTTTGGATTTGATTCCTTTATGCTCTGACCTTCGTCAAGCTCCACTACAGTCCCGTTACCCAAACCTATATCCTTGGTTTGCTCTCTTCCCAATGTTGGGTGTGGAGCAGGAGGAAGTCCGTTAAATGCATTCCCGGTTGTTTCAGGTATTTTATTTTCAACAAATACTGTAAACATAGCACTTACAACTGCTGCCGTAAGTTCTGCGTTGGTGTATCTCCCAAGCTGTTTTATAGCTTCCATTACCGGAGCCAGTAGAGGTACTCCTCTTCTTTGTCCTATTCTTTCTTTTTCCATTAGTAACAGGGCATTTTTTCTTCCTGTCGTAGCTCCGTAAGCTTCTACCCTGGTATATTCTGTTTCACCTGTATAAACCCAGTTATATGGAGGTGCGAAATGATAGGCTTTTATCTCACCGTTTTTACCAATTTCCACTCCATTCCTTATATTCTCAGAAATCGATATACTTGGAGGACTTTGACATCTTTCGCTTTCTACAAGCTGTATTTTTAGATCAAATACTTCTCCGGCTCTTTTTTCAAGCGGCAATAGTGCAAAACAGTCCCCGTCTATGAGAGTGCTTAAAATAGCAATACTCTGTAATTCATAAAAATTACTCATTCTAGACATGTCACACGATGTGCTTTCCGCCCATAGCTCCCACACTTTTTCTATATGTTTCTCAAGGACGGCTTTTTCTTCAGAAGTAATTCCTATAGTTTCAGAATCTATAGTCGATTTTAATCTCAGACCAATTCCCACTACATTTGTTCTTATTTTTCTTACAGCCCCGAGTGCCAACGGAGTCCCCATTACAAGATCCCTTGATCTTCCTGTAAGAGTATCTTTATGATTTCCTATATCATCATCTGGAGACCTGACTTTTGGATTCCAGTACCTGAAAGCCTTTTTTCTATGGCTTCCAGCATGTTCCCCGTAGTTCGTAGGCTTCATTTTCTTTACTATGTCCAGTTGATATCTTTCGATAGCTCTTTTCTTTGCCAGGCTAGGGGAAATTTTTTCAATAAATCCTTCAAACATCTTTTCCCTCCTAATCCATTGGAATAATACTTGTTACTTTTGCACCACGAGTTCCAGCCAATCTGTTACACATGTTCTCCCAGTAGCTCAGTCCGTTTCTTACCTCTGTGAGGTTTGCCCTGGTCAGGGTACGGCCTTTTATCTCATAGCTTTGTCCTGCTAGAATCTTTTCTTCTGCAGTCAAGTATGCTGCATATCTTGCTTGTGCCTCTGCCAAAGTTAATCCAGTACTCATACCTCAACTCCTTTGCTTTTTATTTTCTTTTTCACCTTTTTAGGCTCTGCGATGCTAGTATCTGCCAGTCTGCTGAGCTCTTCTTTTTTTAGCTGCACTAAATAATCGAAATTTGGGTCAAGTATTTCCATTGCTGCCGTGTTATAGTTACGAATATCCAGCTGTTCATTTGCCCTCATCTGTTTCCATTCCACATAACCTTTTCCCCGTCTCATTCCTATGACTTTCTTCTCTGCTGTAAGGCCTTTGAAATATTTGTCTCCATATCCTGCATAAGAATTAAGTGGGAAATGGCAGTAACCTGGGGTCCCATCTTCCGTTGATAGTCTTGAATAAGTCAGATCTTTTAATGCATTTACCCCGAGACTCCATAACATAACTTTTTTATTTTTCTTGGCCTGTGTAACACCGTTTAATATTGGCTTACCTTCTCCACCGATTCCTTTGATTGCATATATTCTTCTTGTGTACTGCCTTTGTTCTATGAAGTCATAGGCTGATTGTGTATGATGTCCCCCTGTATCTATACAGGTTGATGCTATTTTTATAGGTGTCCCGTCACCGTAATAGAACTCTTTATTGAGAAACTCATCAAGATCCTGCCATACTTGAGGGCTTCCAGGATCTCCAGGAAATACTCTGTACTGTATTCCCCAACTTTCTTTCCCGTGGCCCCATCCGACTACTTCACATTCAAGCCTGTTGTCTTGGATATCCACAGCACTTGTTACGAGAAGTACGCCATCTGGAACCTGTGCTTTATATTCTTCTCTTCTTGCAAGAAGCACTTCCCAGTCAAGTTCCTTTCCTTCTTCCTCTACCCAAGCCTCACCAAGGGAGGTATTTACCCAAACTTTCAGGGTTTCTCTGTCTTGTTTTGCAGTCTTGAAGTTTTCTATGATCTCTTCCCAGGTCACCCACGGTGATGCAAATTCATTTAGGTGGAATCCTCTGTGTTTCTTGTTTTCCTGTCTGCCTTTCCATTTCCCGTACTTGCTCCCTGATTTCCACTCGTATTCAGAGTGAAGAGTTCCGCAGGTATTACATTCCATACCCACAGGGTTAAAATTTATTCTTCCCCATTCATAGGGCTGTAATTCTCCACAGCTTGGACATGGTACACACCATTGCTCCATTGTAGAGTTGTTGTATAGTGTTTCTATCCTGCTACGCCCTGATATAGTTGGAGTAGATACCCTGACCAGCTTTCTGTTACGGAAAGTTGTGGTTCTTTTTTCCACTAGTGAAAGCGGATCTCCCTCTTCCCCTGCTGATCCAGGGAATCTGTCTACCTCGTCTGCTATTACTACCCTTATAGGTCTACTTGCCAGGGAGCTAGGAGAGTTTGCTCCCACAAAAGCCATGTATCCTCCAGGAAAGCTTTTTTCTTTTACGGTGTTTTCAGCCCCTTTTTTATTTGGGTCTTTTACCTTATCCCGTAGCACTGGAGAATCTCTCAGCATAGGGGCTACTCTTTTTTTAGAAAAATATTCACTCATATCCACAGTTGGGAGAATGATTATTATCGGGCTTGGATCCTGGTGGACAAAATAACCTATATAGTTTAGTTCTATAGCTGTCTTCCCTACCTGAGCAGAAGCCATTACTGTTATCTCTTCCACGCCCTGTTGATTTATAGCGTCCATTATCCCTTTTTGGTAAGGGGCTCTTGAGGTTTTCCACCTTCCAGGCTCGGCAGAATCTTCAGGAGAAAGCATTCTGTAGGTATCTGCCCACTCTGATACCGTTAAATCAGGTGGAGGAGTAAATTTATTCATCAGTTTTTCGAGGTCGAATTTGTGATTTCTTTTCACTTGCCTACTCAGCATCTTTATCACCAAACCCTCTAGATAATTCCTCAAGTGCCTCATATATCTCTTTTTTCAGCTCTTGCTCTATATTGTCCTCATTATCCATGTGCTTTAGCTGTGGTGATACTTTTTTAGGTATTGTCAGCAGCCTTGACCTGGTTACAGTTATCATTTTCTGATAGAAGTCTTCCACCTCTGCTACTGATATGACTCTGTTTTCCATCTCATCTATCTGTATCTGAAGTTTTCTTTTCTGTAGATCCTTTAGTTCTTTATCATCTTTGGAGTTTTTTTGTTCCAAGTATTTGATATATTTTTTTACAGATTCCCCAAAGTCGTAATATCCAGTCTCCAGTCTAACAAGGATATTTCTTGAAGCCATGTCTCTGACTGTTCTCTCAGATATTCCTAGCACTTCCGCCAGTTTTCCGGAGGTTGTTTTGACGATATTCACTTTTTTTGCCATAGAAAACCTCCTTGTGGCGGCAGCCATTTTTGACGGCAAACCTAAAAATTTTTTAATATCTCCCACCGTTCGGGCTCATTCTGACCCGCAAGCCGTAAAATTCCCTGGAAGAACCTATTCATATATGATCTCTTCTTCATCACTCTTGTCTGTTGTTAGGCCTGCCTTGTGTTGATCTACTTTCAGCTTCTCAGCCTCTATCTTCTTCTTGGCTGTGAGTTCTGCTTCTTTTAGTTCTTGCTTCTTGGCATCTGATACAGAGTCAAGTGAAGCCTTGCTCGATATCTCAGGGCCAAGTATTCTCTCTAAGATGTCATAATAGTTCTTGGCATCCTTGGAATCCGGATGCATGTCTTTTTCTGAATAAATAAATCTACTGAGTTCTTTATCGTAGTTAACCAGCCTTCTGGCATCTATCCCGATACTCTCTCGTAGTCTGTTGCTTACACCTTTCACTAGTTCAACCAGATCTATTCCAGAATTTTTTAATATTTCAGATCTTCTCATCATGATATATTCTTGAAACTCAGGTTCTCTAAAAAGTTTATATGCATATGCAGCTGGTTTTTTTATCAGAGGATCTATCTCTTTTATAGCTTCTACCCTGTTTCCTCTGTTTCGGAGATAAGCTTCTGCTATATCTATTTTCTTTTCTGTCAATCTAGCCATATAAAACCTCTCTTAAAATCAACCGTATTCAACTAAAACTTTTACAGGCCGTTGGCCTACATATTATTATCACGCGAGAAAATAGATGTGACTCTAGTATTAATGGTGTCTACAGAGTTTTGACTTTACAAAAACCCCTCACTTTAATGATGGCTTTTTTTCAAAATTAAACTCAGACCTTGAGTATATTTCAGTCTGATTTCTATTTCTAAAAGCAATATCTCTCTACAAAATTCTTCGAGTCTTTCTAAGTTATTGAAATTATCCCTCATGGGGCTTGACCTCTGTTGTGATTCCATTAATGCTTTTCTTATTGTTTTTCTATATCTTTCAGTTTGACAATTACTAACATTTGATACATTGGTAACTGCAAGATTCATTACTCTGTCGTCCAGTGCCCACTCTTGATAATCTTTGACTAGGCTTTTTAATTCTCTTGGATTGAAGCCTTTCAGCTTTCTTTCCAGGTATTCCAAATTGTTATGCATCTCTTTGGATAATGCATCAAATAACTTTAAGCCGTTGAAGTCCTGGAGTTCTGATGAAAGATACTCCAGTGTCAATTCGTGAGGCTTTGCTGTGGAATAGAGTGACCTTAGTCCTCCTTTTGTTAAATCCCACTCGCCCCTGAGCTTGCCACCGACTTCTTTGTCCAAAGTCTTTTTATTGTGCTCATGCAGCTTACTGTAGACCTTGAGGTTCATACCTTTTAGAAGTTTAAAAGCAAACCCCGTAGAATAAAATCTGTCTAACATGGATGAATAATCTCCGTAGAAACATTTTTTTTGGTCAATAGGCTCAAAGTTTTTATGAAGTAGTCTGTAGATGAAGATAAGTATGTTATGCATCTTGTAGAATGAACCTACATAAATCTGCATACATAACTCTATATTTCCATACTCTAAGTCTGGCCTTGTAAATTCTTCATCTGTTATTTGTGAAAGTACTGTGCATATAGCTTCTTCCACTTCTTTTTTTTCAGTGTTTTTTTTTACAGGTTCGATATTGTCATCTCTGTAGTATCTGGGGTAATTGAAATCAATCATAATCCTGGACTTGATTTGCTTGTCCACTACTCTGAAGTGATTTATCCATTTGTGATCAACACGGATGATTTCATCCCCTCTTTTGAACTTTTCACTGTTTGACAGTTTGAAGTCTCTGAGGATAGAAGCAACTACCATGTCAGATTCTGTATTTGTAACAGCCCAGACACTTGCTCTGTCTAATCCGATCATTTCATTCCCATTCCCCCATTCCCGGTCTTATTTTTTTCTGAGAGGTCCATCGTATTTTTCTATTTTTGTTTCCTGCATGTCTTTTGGCAGCTTTACGGGTAGTGCCTAAATAACCAAACGAATCATATTCAATCTCATATTCTCCATTTTTAAACCTATAACACCAGTTAGAAAAATCATCTTTCATACTACCCCTCCCTGATATTTTTTTAAACTTTCACCCAGGACGACAAAGGTTGGTAAAAGGACTTGATCTCAAGTAAATTATTTGGATCCTTACTCTCCCTTGTCGTCCGACATGAAAATTTAAAATAAAAAAGGGCCACTTAAAAAATAAAATTACATAAAGTAAAATTACTTTTTAAGCAGCCCTGGTTCTCTCCTAGTCACTACTCAAATATTTAATTGTCTTTGTTTTCATAAACTAAAGGTAAAATATGAATACCGCTGGTCCTTTCCTAGCCAGTATTTATATTTTAGTCTATGGAAACTACTTTTGAAGGTCTTATGAAACATACCTTCCCGTTTTTTATGCATATTTCTATACTTCCGTACCCCTTATCTTCCGATACATACGATATTTGCTTTTCTATTTTTTCAAGTATTTTTTTCAAGTTATGTCCCCCTTAATCTACTCTATAAAATTATTTTTGTCAATAATGGGTCATTATTTTTTTTCATAATTAGTATTTTTTGTATCCTGTTAATGCCTTCAAAAGAATTATATATCCTTTGTATTTAAAAATCTAGGGGGTATAAAAAGTTTTTTACTAGAAATAGTAAACTTTTTTTATTTTTTGAAAAACACCACAAAAAAAGAGCACTTTTTGTGCTCTCAGGAACTTTTGTTAGTAAAAATAGACTTTAGCATTAAGATAAAATTTAATATATTTTGAGGGTGAACTATAGATATAATAATAATTGTTAATATTAAATAAGCCGCCATTATATAAATTAAAGGCTTTAAATTTATTTCATCGTCTGACATTAATGATTTGAAAAGAACTGTCATTAAAATGAGCCCGCCTACAAAAGTAAAATTTAGAAGAGAAACTACCGTTAATATATGACTTATACGAAGTTGTCCTATGTCATTAAAGACATTAAAATTAATAAAGATGAATCCCAAAAGTCCTGTAAAAACAGAAATAATATTAACAAAACTATTTTTCATTTTACTAATTTCTTTTAATTCCGTTTCAACTTCTTTTAATTTGCTAGTTAATTCGATTTCAACATTTTTTCTGTTATTTTCAGCTTTTTCAGCTCTATAATGATCATGGAATTTTTCACTTTTCCTCATTACCTGAGTAAATCTTTCGGCTTCATTTTCTTTGAATTCCAATGTTCTCATTAAAGCTTGACTTTTAATTTTATCAATCTCACTGTTAATTGAATCATCTAAATCCATACATTCATCAAACTTCTTTTCTTCTATTAATGCTTCAAAAGAATCTACTTTAGAATCTAATTCACTTAAAAATTTTGATATATCATCAATTTTATCTTCAACTTTTAGTAATCCGGTCATAAAAACACTCCATTACGCAAACCTGTAAGCTAGTACTGGATTTTTTGACCCGTTGTCACATAGCTTTCTATCAAGTTGTTTATAAAAATTCTTTATCTCTGCTTCATTAATTTTTTGAGTAGATGAGTGCATAGAACCATAACCTTTTCTAGCTGATATCCAAGGAGTTTCATTATGAGATGCTTCTACCAAGGTTGTATCATTATATTGTCCATATAAAAAAGCCACCTTTTCAATAAAACGTTTAATATCGTCTGAAAGGCCTGCAACTTCTTCATCTGAAACACTTTCAGAAGTGTATGACCAATTATATTCATAGGTTAATACCCTATAAGCATCCCTTACAACAGGTCCATTTATCCAGGCTTCAAAATGTTCTCCAAACAACTCCGTGTCTCTTTCTTGGTAAAAATGTCCTTTAGCAAAATATAATATTTTCATTATTTTTACTTTTGAGCAAGTATAATTGAATTTTTGTAACATTTTAATTACATATTTAGTTACTAAAAATAAATTGTTCATGCTCTCACCTGCTTTCTAATTTTTTATAGCTATCGATAATTAATTATAACATTTATTTGACATTTCTCAAAAGTTTATTTTATGTTTCTAAAACCTACTACAAGGCTTGTATCCTCTACTCTCAGCCTCTTCTATAATATAACTTCCTCCAATGGATCTCAGGTAACCGCAACCTTTGTGATGGTATTTCTTTCCGCTTTTAGTCACATACACCATCTCTTCTGTCTTTTTGAGGTTCTCCTGTGAAACTGTTTTATATGGATTGTTTTCAACGGTTTTTGTACTGGTATCTCGAGTAGCTGTCGGTGTTACAGGCGTCTTGCTGAACATAATTTTAAAGTTCTTTTCGTTGGTTTTTTCAATTAAGTTTTCTTTACTACTAAAACAAATGGAGAAAAATAATATAATTCCTGATATGATCAATATTCTCCTCATATAGGGCCCTCCTTAATTTAATTATAATAATTGTAAAAATATCCTAATCAATTTATTATTACCTATTATTTTTGAATTTTATTATCATAAAATTTTTTTAAAGCTTTATCAAATTTATCTCTGTGACAAACTTCTGCTCCACTAGGAAATTTAAAATATGGGACATTATACTTTTCTACTATTTTTCGTATAGTTCCAACATTAAAGTCCCCTTTATATCTTGTTTTTACTTGATTAATTGTTCTGTATAAGCCACAAGACTTCATAGTGACTATATTAGTTGGAACTGTATCTATAAGAAATCTGATACTTGCCTCAATATAAAGATCATCTATTATATTTTCTGGGACATAAGAGACTGAATAATCATCAAAATCTTTATTTTTTTTATAATTATCTATTCTGGTCATTAGGTTCTGTCTGACTTTAGAAATAAAAATCAACTTTTTATCTTTATATAATCTTAAAATTATAGGATAAGTAATTTCCCTTTCATCTACTTGTTTTTTAGAAAAAAACTTTTCATTTTTAAGATATTTATCTAGATCCTCTTCTTTGAATTCTACTTTTTTTTCATAGTATCTTTTTATAAAAGCTTCTTTTTCTTCATTTTTTTTCTTGGACCTTTCTTGTTCCATTGCAAATTCTTGCTCGGGGTTTGGAAAAAGTTTTTGTTCTATTTCATCAAAGTGTTCTCTAAGCTTTTTATGACTAGTTTTATGATATTCATAAAAATAATCGAGATTCCATCTTCCTTTATAATTATCTAAAAATTCAATACTTTTCCTCATTTCTTTTATAGTATTGTAATCATAAGCTGAGGAATACCCCATGTATTGAGTTACCTCATATCTATTAGCTAAAATATTATTTATTTGTATTAAATCCTTCAATGCATTTTCATACCCTTCCCCTTCAAGCTTGTATGATGTAAAAAAATTTTTTATTTTTTCTTTTAGGTCATTTATTATATAATTTTCCATACGATATTCAGAATAAGAAGTTGTTTTATCTATTCCTTCTAGAATATAGTTTTTTATTTTTTCCAAATCAATTTCATCACTTTTTATATCTAAAAAGCCTTCATCATCAATTTCATCATTTATACTCTCAGCAAACCCAATTTGTTTTGTGAAATTATCACAAACAAAACATGAATTAGTCTTTTGTTCACTTAATTCGCATTTACCAAATAATGTTGACATAAATCCCATATTACTTTCTGAAAAATGTTCACAAGTAGCACAACACTTTGCAATATTCATCTTAAAATCCCTCCGAAATAAATCTATAAAAAACTATACTCTTTTACAAATATTATCAGGCTCTATATGCTGTTTTAACTGTGGAACCCACTCAGTTGTTCCCCCATCTATTAAGGTATTTTTAATTTTCTTATTTTTAATCCATATATTATTTAGCTCTATTAGATAAAATGTTATTAAGTATTTCTCTCATTTCTTTTTTACTTTTATCAGCGATTTTCTTTGGAGCTGTAAAATTTTGCATACTCAATTCACTTTGTAAATACTCATAAAATCCATTTATCTTTATTAATGGAATCTCTTTTAATTTAGTTAACTCCTCTTTGGATAAGATTTTTTTATCCAAAGAGCATTTATAATTTAAAGATGAATCAAAAAAATCATAGTAATGCTTTTTAACCCCTCTCTCGTATCTTCTAACTATGTAATACTTGCCTAAAGAGTCTATTATTGATGTGGCTTCAGACAAATTCCATTGTTGTTCTTCAGAGTACATATTTTTAAAATTATTAAACTGGGATGAATAATAATCTGTACTGCTGTATTTTTTATATGCATCCATATAGGAAGTTTTTATAAGACAATGGGCTAGTGAAGCTGCATCATCGTAATTTTCTGAAACCAAATTTTCGATATCTCCTGCAAAAAGTGCATATATGTGCTTGCAGAAATATTTTCCTTTTCCAGCTGGGCAGGAGCACCTTACATCATTAAGCCCTCTATCATCTACCCAAATTTTAACCATATATGGAGCTTCAGCACTTCCCTTTATGAAAAATTCCAAATTTTTCAAATTAATCACCTCTTTTTCAAATTGAATCTTTAACTAAAAAGTTAATATTATTTTTCAGAATAAAATTCAAATAAATTATAGCCTTCACCTTTGCCAGTGCTAAATAAATCTTCAGTTTTCAAATTAAATATTTTTAAATAATATTCATCAAAAGCCAAATTACCTAAGCTATACTTAACTTCCATTTCTTTATTTTCTCCATCAACACTTTCTGCAATTGCCACATATCTCATGCTGGAATTAGGAAGAGCAAATTCTACAAAATAATTTTTATATTTCGGATTTTCTTGTCTGTAATACTGTGCAATTTCCTGTAAAAGTTTCGGACTCGGCAACTTATTGTCTTTAAGATAAATTTCTATTGTTGTTTGATATTTTACGGATGAGTTATATTTATCAATTTGATTATGTTTTAGTAGATCATTCTCTTCCAATTTTGATGACCCACAGGCAGTTAAAATAACAGTAACCAATAATCCAATTATCACATTTAATATTTTCTTCATAAATTCTCCCCCTTTTAATACCTAATCTATTTTTATTTTCAATTGAACATTCAAACAAAAAAAGATTAAAATCTGTTAATAAAAAAACACAAAATCCCGAAAATTCGGGATTCCAGCCTACTTTTATTCTCCATCCTCATTTATCTGTCCTATAAAACGTCCTACCATTTCCAGGGTATCTCCTTCTTTTAAAACTATATCAGGATAATCCCTGTTATCACTTCTGAGAAATACTTCCCCGTCATTATTAAAATATCTCTTTAATACGGCCTTATTATTATAAATAAAAGCTCCTATCTTCTTGTTGGGTACTTCCACACCTTTTCTGATAAATACTATAGATTTATCCTCAATGGTATATTGCATGGAATCCCCAGATACTTTTATTGCAACAACGTCTCCTGAAAAGTGTTTTATCTCAGGAACAGCTATAAACTCTATTTCTTCACTTTCAAGCTCCTCTAACCCTAATCCCGCTGAGATAGAGCTGTACAGCGGTATCTGTTTATATTTGTAATTCAAATCTAAGTTACTTTCTATCTTAAGTTCATCTTCATCCAGATAACCAACTATTTTATAAAGCTCTTTATAATCGATTCTTAAGGCAGCAGCCAATTTTTGTAATTGATAAGGGTTAATTCTTTTATTTGTTCCATTCATAATTTTATTTAAAACACTAACATTAATCTCAGCTTTTAATGCTAATTGATTAAAACCCATTTTTTTTTCATTTCTTATATTTTCTAAGTATTCTGCTAATTTTCTTCTTGAATTTTCAGGTACTTCTGTACTTTTTTTCATTAATCGACCTCCCAATTACATTAACATCTTACACCTAATTATTTTACAAGTAAAATAATTTTACAATTTCCACTTTACATATCAAATTATTTAAGGTATATTTTACATATAAAACGTTTTACATATAAAATAGAAAGGAGATATTTATGACTGTAAAAGATAAAATTAAAATTGAAGTTATTAAAAAGAACTCCACATTAACATATTTAGCTAATCAACTAGGTATGTCTAAGCAAAACTTAAATCATCATTTAGATAAGGAAACTCCTCAGGTAATTCATGAAATCGAAAAAATATTGCAGTTAAAAAACGGATATTTTACACATGAAATAAATTAAGCTATAAAAATCATAATTGGATTGGAATGGAAAATATTTAATTAGGGAGGGTGTAATGAATGGGTTGAAAATACTCAGGCACAAAAGAAATTGTTTAATGAAAATAATTACTTTTAGGGATATTGATCCAGAGCTGAGAGAAAAACATTTAGAAACTATCAAATCACTTAATATCTTGATTGCAGAGTGGAGAAGGATAGATCTGAGCCTGGTTAGACTAGGGGAGAGGGTAGAATAATGGAATTAATAAAGATTACATTATTAATTTTTATTTTGAGTGCTGCACATTATTCCAAGTATATAAATAGATATCTTTTTAAATACATCAAGTTAAATAAACTAATAAATTTATTTTTATTTAAAACCTTTAAAAATACAGCACTTTTAATAATTGTTATAGTTTTAATCAAATTATTGATAAATTATTGGTTTTAATTATTTTGTGGTGAATCGATTATAACATGTAGGGGGCACCAACAAAAACAGCCTACTCTGTAGGCACTCTGATCAAGCCTGTCAGCAGTTTCCCACTATCCTTTGTTGGCAGGTTTTATCAGGGTCAAATATCAAAACATAGGGAGGTTTTATATGGCTAGACCTGAATGTGCATTGTCACTGGAATTGGAGCAACGTATGAATTTATTTGTAAGAATCGGAACTATCGAAGAACACATCATTTACGGCGGTGCAATAGACCAGTCAGATGATGAGAGAAGAAAAGAGAGCTTTGGCTTGGACAAATACAGTGAGGATATGATGATCTACTTCTCAAGGCTCCTGAAAAAAGCAATTCAAAACAGAGACTGGGAGCTCGTAGAGCAAATTGACAGAGAGATGGATGATTTTAGCAGAAAGTACTTTACTAAGAGAAAAGAACTCCAGGAAAAAGAGCTGTATTATGAGGATTTGGACGACAAGCTGAGAGTTTGGATCTTGGAATATATAGCCAAGTGCCTGGAAAAAACTCGTGACGAAAGCTCAAAGATAGATCTGAAATTAATAAGAGAAAACCTGGCAAAAAAGAGGAGGACATCTGAATGTCAAAACAAAAGTACACCATAGCTGATGTGCAGCAGGAAAAATTAATGGAATGGGGGCTGGATATCAAAGATGCATTTATTTTGAGCTATCTGAGAGAACTGAGTCAGCTAGATACAATTATAAAAAAAGAAATTGATGATAAAACTTTTATTTGGATTGATTATGATGCACTTCTATCCTATCTCCCAGTTTTGAATATTTCAAATTCTGAAGTTATAGGGAGAAGGTTTAAGAAATATGAAAAAGCAGGTCTTCTTGTAAAGCATCTCCATAAAACAAAAGTTTACGGAACTTACACATTTTTTTACTTAGAGGATAAGTTTTTCGATCTGTTTGAGATCTCTAAAATAAAACCATCTAAAGAAGATATAAATAAGCAACTTGAGAAAATGGGTCTTTCCAAAAAATCGACTCAAAAGTCGGGTGGTTTCGACTCAAAAGTCGGGTCTTTATCGACTCAAAAGTCGGTAGGTAATACTCCTATAAATATACTCCCAAAAAAAGATAGTAGTAGCACAGACCCTGCTGCCGCCTCTTCAGATGATTTTGAAAAAGAATTAAAAACTCTAATTTCTAAAACAAGTATCAGCAAACTAAATCCCAACACACTAAAAAATATTAAAAACTATTCTCGAGGCGATATCGAACAGGTAAAGAGAGCTATTAAGTTTATGCAACGAAAAAATAAAAGCATGACAGCTGATATCCTAGTGGCAATATTGAGAGACAAGGATTTTGATGAAAAAGAAGCACTGGACCCTATAAAATTAAAAGCAAGTGACAAGATAGATTTCATGATAAAAAAATTGGGGAAAGCTAAAGTTAAAGAATTGAGAGACGAAGTTCTGAAAGATATAGGATTTGATGGTCCTCCTGTAGATAACGAACTTGGTAATATTCTTTGCCGACATTTCAATAAATTCATACAAGAGGGAGGGGTTTATGTTTGAGAAAGAAGTGAGGAAATCAATGAGAAATATTCACATATCAAAGGCTGTATCAAAGCTAGATGGTAAATCCAGGGAATATCTTGATTTCTTGGAAATATTCGCTCATAAATACGGTAGGACAGCTGTGGAAACAGCTCTGGAAGAACTCTACACATACAATAGTGAGATCTACGATATAGAGCGTATAACAGTGGCCACAATCATGAAACATTCACACCTATAATTTGGAGGACAGATATGAAAAGACTATTTAATTTTTACAAGGTTTTCAATAGAAATAAAATCAAATATTACCTAAAGTGAGTTGATAAAAGATGCAGAGATGTCCGAATTGCAGTACAAAAATAAAGCATTATTCAACTAAAAAGCTCTACAAATCAAATCGAAGATATTATAAATGTGAAAACTGCGGTACCAATTTTATAACAGCATACGAAATCACAGAAGTTGTCATAAAAATCAATGGGGAGGAGAAAAATGATCTTGATGGTTGTTGATAAAGACTTAAATGAATTCGAAAGGAGGTTTACAGAAATAGGTATGGCTAATATAGTTCTTCATACAGAATTTGGTAAAACCGGGGAATATTATTGGATGAGATTAGACTGTAAAGATTAGTGGAGGTGAAATAAATGAAAGGTTGTATCGTAGATTGGAAAAAGTTTCTTAAAACAGTGGAAATGATAGAAAGTATTCAAATTGGTGAAGATCTATATACTGATAAATCTCAGATGAAAGAGAGGGCATATGAAGCTTATAAGAATCAGGAAGTTATCGAGATCTTTTTTTAAAATAAAAAAAGCCGAACCACGGATGGCCGACTTAACCTAGACATTTAAGTATACCATCTCTGGAGATAAAAAATCAAGGGAGGAATATTATGGAGATAAGAAAAGGAATGAGTGGAAGAATAGATGAATTGGATCAATTAGTCGCTAAATACGGTGATATAACAATCCTAGAATGTATTGAAAAAGTTACAGCTGAAGAGTGTCTTAGGAGACGATAAGATAATGTTTTTAACAAATTAGAATAAAAATTCAAAGTCAATTTAGGGGAGAGCTATGGAAAGCAAATTAAAAAGAATATTCAATCATTACGGTTTTCATAATCAAGAAAATAAATTTAAAGAAGAGGTATTGGAATTTGGTGCTGCTGCACAGGCGTATCTTAATGAGCCCTCAAAAGAACACTTAAGAGAACTTAAAGAAGAGATTTCTGATCTGATTGTTGTGGATAAACAGTTTGCTTTAACACACAATCGTGAAAAGCTATTTAATAAGATGGAAGTGTTTTATCGCGACATAGTTATTCATTACGAGGGTCTGATAAAAAGCATTTTTAGGGAAAATAGAAAAGAAATAGAAATTATTATGGACAGAAAGATAGAAAGAACACTTGTAAGGATAGCTGCAAGTAAAGGGAATTGGAATTAAATATAAGGATTAATGGGGATGATCTCATGTTAACTATTAGCTATATAACAAACGATTTAATTTTTACGGAAAACTTTAAAAATTATAGACAAGCAGCAAGTTATATACAAATTTTTGAGAAAACTAAAATCAGTGGACACAAGATATTATAGTAAAAAAAGGGGAGTCATCATGAGGAAAAAGAAGATCAACAGGGTTACACTGGAAAAAAGAATACTTTTGGAAAAATACCTGAAAGAGGGGATACTTCCAAAATCAAAAATAGCAGCGATAATAAAAATATCGCCTTCTACAGTGACTACAGAGCTAAAGAGATGCCAGGGACAGTACAATGCCATAGAAGCCCAGGAAGACTGCGAAAAAAAAATAAGACTTCAGATAGAAGGGCTGACAGGTGCCGCCAATGAGAAGGAGGTCCTTCTCCACGGTCACAGGATGCCGTCCCAGTTCATAGCCATCAAGACAGGGGAATATTATTACATGCACGACAACAGGAAGAGAAGAGATTCCTTCCTGGGAGTCGCCAGGGACAGGAATGATATACCTGATTTCTTTGAGATAATAATTTAATTCTATAGGGAGGATAGGATGAGAAAAGAGATAGAAAGATACATAAACAGCACCTGTATAGAGGTGGTTAGTCTCTTTACATAATATAAGCCACCTCAAAGAGATGGCTTATATTATAAATAGTCCAATATTTAAGAAAGTTGTTACGAAAGGTCTCCGGGAACCACCCCATCACCGACCAGGTTTTACATTAAAAGTATATATTAAAATCTAAAAAAAGTAAATCAAAAATACAAATAAATTGATGAATTTATACGAATACTTTAAGGGAGGAATGATGGAAGTATCTAAAAGTTTAGCAATATTAGAAGTAATGAAAAGAATAGAAAATTCATACGGTGAAGGAGAAACTGACTTTATTCTTGATGACGATATAGAAAGTTGTATGGGTGGGGTTATAAATATGGGTGTTGATAACTTTGATAGTAATGTAAAAGATAAAATTCTATATCATGTCAAAAGATTGGGTGCTAAGAAAAATAAAATGAATTTAAAGCATTTTACAATCAGCGAAAAAGGGACTTTCTTCTGTGTTGAAAATATAAAATAAATTATTAAGTGTAAATAAATTCAGAAATTTAAGGATGGTATTTAATGGAAAAGCAAAGAATTTTATTTAGCATTTCTCAACTAAGGTGGGCTTACAGGAGTGAGCCTAAAATATCAGATATGGATGATAACTGGATCTTAAATTCGTTAAGGATGATTAGAGAAGGACGAGCGAAAGTTTGTGACTATCCTGAATTGGCCCATATATATATCTGCTTATTTGAGAAAGAAATAAACAAAAGAAAAGCTTGAAAGATATAAAAACGGTGAATTGAATAAAGAATATATCAATTAAGTTCCTGACAAATCTAAAAACTAAATAAATTCAGAATTTATAAGGAGATGGGACGAACTGTGAATTTTTATTATAAAATTTATTTTACAGCGGTATGTTTTTCTATTGCTGGTTTTATTTTAGGAGCGGTAATTCACATAGAGACTAATGGACGTTTTGGTTATAAGTTTTCTGCCTGGTCAGCTTATGTGGCTTTTTTGCTAACTTGGATAGGTATTTTTTATTGTATTTGGTTGATATGAATTACGAATAAATTCAGAACTTTACAAGGAGTTAATATTATGGAAGATTTATTGGAAAAATATAAATTTAGAACTTCGGATAATTGTGACAACTGCAAACACTCCGGTTGGGAAGGTGACTCAGGTGACTCAAGATGGATTTGTAAAATACTAAAAATAGAGGTTTCAGATTCCGATGTTTGCGACTTATATTCTGTATAAAATCTGGATTTTTTAGCAATTGATGAATTTATAAGCATTTGGGAGGAATTAAATGAAATGCCATATTTGTGATTCTAATGTTTTACAGTCTCATAATTATTGTAGACGATGTGGAAATGAGGTTTTAATAAATAGCAATTCTAGGGGATTAGCTAGATACAGACATAATTTAAAATGCTTACAAACAATAGCTGAACTTATTAATGAAGAGCCGGAAGAAAAAAGAGAAGAATTTTTAAAAAGAATGAATAACACAAAATAAATAATTGATACCCTACCAAATTAAATACATAGTTAAAGGAAGTGATATTATGAACGCTGTTATTATAAAGCCTTCCACTGAATCAAGTAGAAAGAATGCATTACAGATATTAAAATACTATGAAAAGGTGGAATCAAATGAAAAAAGCTCTCGTTTACTTAAGGGTAAGTGACCAGATGCAAGAAGATAGAGACTCCCTAGCTAAGCAAGAATTACAAGCTAGGGAGTATGTCAAAAGAAAAGGTTACTTCTTATATGACATAAAAAAAGATACAGCATCTGGAAAAGATGTAAAAAAAAGATATGGCTTCCAGGAAGTAGAGGAAGAGATTGAAAAAAATACCTTTGATATACTTATCTTCTATGAGCTTTCAAGACTAGCTAGAAATCAAAAAGACATACATCAGTTGATATATAAATTAGACTACAATAATATAGAGTTTGAGTCCATGACAGAAGACTTCTTAAATGGAAACAATCCTATGAGTCGTGTAATGCTTGGAATAATTGCTTCTTTAGCAGAGAATGAAAGTAATATGATCTCCAAAAGAGTTCGGCTTAGAATGAGGCAGTATGCATCAGAGGGCTATCACCTGCATGGAGCCCCTCCCTTTGGTTATGACAAGAAAGAAAAGGTTCTCTATCCAAATGAGGATGCAGCTACATTAAGAGGGTATTATGAAAGAATCGCTAAGGGGGAAAGTATTAGAAAGCTGGCGAAAGAGCATGAAACTCACTATAATAATATGAGAGTGCTTCTTTCAAATATTACATATACAGGAAAGATTAGGTTTGGATTTGAAGGTACTAACAGGGCTGGAAAGAGAGTTAAAAATCTTGAAGGCGAGATATTCGAAGGAAAACATGAAGCCATTGTAAGTGAGGAGCTTTTTAACCTAGTCCAATCTATAATCGATGAAAGAGGAGCAGAGCAGAGAAGATATATAAAAAGGTCTAAATATCTATTAACAGGTATAATAAAGCATGACTCTTGTGGAGGAGCCTATTACAAAAAAAATAATTATGGCACCGAATATTATATTTGTCATAAGTGCAGTAAAGGTATCAATAAAGAAAAAGTTGATAAGTTGATAATCAAAGAGTTTAAAAAATATGTTAAAAGTTTAGGATTCTTAAAGACTGCTAAGACCAACCAAAAGGGAAAGGAGAAAAAACTTAAAGAACTTAAATTAAAAAAAGAAAGGCTTACAGAAGTATACTTAGATGGTATACTTAGCAGAGAAAAATATAATAAGAAATTAAAAGAAATTGAATACGCTATCCAAGAGCTCACAAATGAGAGAATCGATGTCTCTAATTCAGTTAAGAATAACTTCAATAATATGATAGATAAAATATCACGATTTGAAGAGTTAGAGGTAAAAGAGCAAAATACTATCTTAAAATTATTCATAAATAAGATTGTATATCTTGATAATGATAGTGATATTCAAATATTTTTTAAAGTATGAGTTCCAAAAGCACAGTGACAGACAACCTGCTATTAGAATTAAAGAAATTACAGTCGGTGGAAGAAAGTAATTAATATGATTAAGAAAAACTAGGTTTTACCCTTTTTCAAGTATATAAGTATAGAGGTCTTAAACAGACCTCTATACTTATATATCTATTCTTTTATCTGATGTGACTTTCCTCACCTTTTATAAACTGCAAAAAAATGAGGAACAGATGGCAACTGGGTATCGTTGTATGCTAAAAAGCTTTCTTCACTCAGACCACACCTTATAAAACCATCTATCTCTTGTTTATCAAGAGGAAGTGGAATATCATCTTCTTGTTCTCCCTTCATACGACTTCTGCACGAAACAAGAATATATCCTCCAGGAGCAAGTAATGATATCATTGAATCGCGTGCTTTTATTCTGTATTTTCCCGGTAATACTTGAATTGTGTTACATTCATAGACAAGATCATAACTTTCAGCCCATTGTAATGGGTAATCAAAAAGATCTGCTATAAGGTAATTAACCTTAGTATTTGGATAGCGATTTTTACAAAGTCGTATGGCTTCAGGAGATATATCAAAAGCAGTCACCTCATATCCTGCTGCACTAATAGCCTCTGCATCATCTCCAACTCCGCACCCTATAACAATTGCTTTGCCTCCTCTGGATTCACTGGCATGCTTTTCAAGCCATTCTAAAAGATACGGATTTGGTGTAAGGTCAGCCCAGAAAACATCCCTGTAATTCCCCTCTGCGTCAGTATATATGCTATCAAACCAGCCTGTAGGGTCATCATCATCTTGATAAGATTTGACCATTCTTTTGTATGCAATAGGATCAAACTCTTTCAT